CTCCAGCCGCCCTCGTTCGTATACCCGGTCAGGTCACGGACAACTCCCGGTTTGAACTGGAGCTTCTGGAGGGGCATGAGAACCTTCTCTCAGCAAAGGAGATTAAGGGGACGCCGGCCAGACTATCGCAAACGGGTTCGTCTGTGTCTGGGGCAAATCCCGAAGCGCCTGACGATACACCGCCCACGTTAAATTATCGACACTCGCATCCGCAAGCTGGGTCCAGTCGCAGTCCGCAAGGCGCTTGTTGCGATCAGCGCGGATCATGGACCACTGCTCCGCGTCCCTAGCCGCGATGTAGGCGGCCTCGTCCTCCGGGGTGGCGAAGGTGGGGCCAAGCACGTACCGCCGATACCACTTGCCGTCGCTGAGTTGCTCTACGCCATTGCGCATGGCGTATTGGTAGGGCGTGGCGGGCGTCGGCTGCTGGCCCTCGAAGATGGGGTCGACGCCAAGTTCTTCCATGATCTCGGGTGTCAGGGTCACATAGGACGGACCGCCCGTGGACAGAAGCCAACGGCGGTACTCGTCTTCAAACATCACCGCGCCAGTCGCGCGCACTCTGAGTTCCATGTTTGCGTTCCCTATGCGATGGCGAGGAAGAGATACGTTCCGCCGTTCACGTTCACGAGGTTACTACCAGCGTTGCTCACCTCAAAACCCGCAGCCAACGTGTCAACCCAGTCGGTGCTTGTGACTTCGGCGGCGGTAGAGTTGAGGAGAAGGTAGGGGTCGTTTCCGGGTATGATGCCGCGCGCGCTGTCCCATACGTACCAAGCGCCGCTGGCGTCGGTGCGCTTGATGAGAACGAAGCGTGCGCCTGCGGTGAACCCACAGTTGACTTGCAACGTCGATCCGGTGCCGGTGTAGGTGCCAACCTTGGAGACGCCGGGGCAGGAGGCGAAGAGGTAGGCTACATTGGTTGATCCATTTATATTTACTTGTTCAGCGATGCCAATAGAAAACACACTTGAAGTCGGCGCTGTGTTGTTCCAAGCTAATGATGTAGCCCCCGCTCCGGAAGTGTCAAACTCCATGTATTTCGTGGGATCAGATGGATAGATAAACCAAGATGAGTTAGGAGAACTCCTGCGTTTCACAAACATTAACTCAGGCACAACACCAAGATTGTGGGTCACAGTGCGCGCAACACCCGTCCCCGTATAGCACACCACATCAAAGAACCCCGGCGCGCGGCGCATGAACCACGTTATGATCCCCGCGCCACCGGGGTTTGCGCCGTTGCTGCCACGAGTTATCGTGGTGTTCCACGCGTTGTAAAACCATGGGTTAGAGCCTGAGTAAGCCGACTCTGATCCCGTGGTTGATGTCTGAAGTGCCGGGGTAACACCAGCGGAATTAAAATTACCGAAACCTCGAAGCCGGTCGTTGGCTATAGCAACGGCACCCAAGCTACGATATCCGGTCAACGCCAGATCAACGGGAAAGCCTGTTGGAACAATGCCTCCAGAGGTGCCGTTTGTGCCTGCGTCGGGCAGGTACACACTCGTCCCACTGGTCGGCGTGCGCATCGGACCACGGCGGATGGCGATGTAGATGTAGGTATTACCATTAGAATTTATTGAACCTCCAACACCTCCACCTATTATCATGCCAGTAGCAGTTGGCACTATGACAGGAGCAGAAAGACTTGACTCTGCATCACTCAAGTTTGGCGCAAGTGTTGTTGCACTACCCGCTAATGGCATTCCTCGCATAATATCAAGTATTTGCCAATTTGCAGAATTTGTTATGTTTTTGACCAAAACCCACTGCGCCTCGTAACCTAGATTTATATCTACGTTACTACTCGATCCTGTATAACTCCCACAACTAATCGCATTGTCCGTGCCGCTCGCGCCAAAGCCCCCAGCGTTGTGGGCGAAGAGGTAGGCGACGTAGGTTGAACCGCTAATATTTAAAATACTTCCGCCATTAATTAAATTAATAGTGGTACTAGATTGCGATGCATCAAACCCGGGAGTATCTCCCGGAAATATACCGGAAGAGTTTAGATATAGACCCGCACCAGTGTAGTTTCTGTGCCAGCAATTCCAAAACTGAGTGCCGCTTGTTCGTTTGATTACAATAAACCCCGGCGTAGAACCTAAGCCGTGGGGGATAGATCTATTTGCGCTCCCGTCCCCCGTATACGTCACCACATCAAAGAACTTCGGCTGCTTAGCGAAGGTCCACGAGACATATAATCCGTTGTTCTGGTTTACGAGACCGCTACTGCCGACTGAAAACCCTATTCCGTCAAACGAAGTAATTCGGTTGAACTCGTTTGTCTGAGCAGAGGTTGTGTTAGAGGCCAGCTGGAAGGAGGCACCTCGAACCGTATCTGTCAGTGCATAGTTAAAGTCAGCAGAGTTTCGGAACTTTTGCCACACCAATCCCCCGAGGCCAGCGCCCTCGGCAAGGGGGGTGGTGGAGGAGTTGAGGGTTGTGGCGGCGTCGGTGAGGGTTGTGGCGGCGTCGGTCAAGGACGTGGCGGCGTCAGTCAGGGACGTGGCGGCGTCAGTCAGGGACGTGGCGGCGTCGGTGAGGGTGGACGGGGCATAGTTGTAGGTAAAACCGCCGACGTTGTACGAGCCGGTGCCGGACCCGTCGCCGGGGAGTTTGGCTAGGAGGAAGTCGTCAGTTCCGGGTGTGGTCGATCTCCCGCAGACATAAACATTGCCGGAGGAGTCAATGGCGATGGAAATGCCTGAGTCGTTTCGAGACCCACCAAGACTTCTCTGCCACTGGATAGTCCCAGAGGTGTTGTATTTGGCTATCTGGAAGTTGTTAGTTCCAGAGGAGTCTGAATATCCACAGACATAAACGTTTCCGGAGGAGTCAACGGCGACAGATAAGCCCTCATTAGATCCAGACCCACCGAGCCTTCTCTGCCACTGGATAGCTCCAGAGGTGTTGTATTTGGCTATCTGGAAGTCTGAAGTTCCAGAGATTGCGTACCCGAAGACATAAACATTGCCCGAGGAGTCAACAGCGACAGAGTTGCAAACGCTCGCCACCGCTCCACCGAGCCTTCTCTGCCACTGGATGGTGCCGGACGTGTTATACTTAGCTATCTGAAAATTGAAAGTCCCAGAGGTGTTTGAGTATCCGCCGACATAGACATTGCCAGAAGAGTCAACGGCGACAGAAGTACCGTAGTCACTCCCAGACCCACCGAGTCTTCTCTGCCACTGGATAGCTCCAGAGGTGTCGTATTTAGCTATCTGGAAGTCTACAGTTCCAGAGGCGTTTGAGTATCCGCAGACATAAACATTGCCCGAGGAGTCAACGGCGATGGAAAAGCAGAATTCACCTACAGACCCACCGAGTCTTCTCTGCCACTGGATAGCTCCAGACGTGTCGTATTTGGCTATCTGAAAGTCAAAATTCCCAGAAGCGTTTGAATATCCGCCGACATAGACATTGCCCGAGGAGTCAACGGCAATGGAGTAGCTACCGCTAGTTCCAGACCCACCGAGTCTTCTCTGCCATTGGATCACGCCAGAGGTGTTGTATTTGGCTATCTGGAAGTCTGAAGTTCCAGAGGAGGATGAGTCCCCACAGACGTAAACATTCCCAGAAGAGTCAACGGCAATAGAATAGGCAGGGTCATCTCCAGACCCACCCAGCGTCGCAATCCACCCCGGAGAGGTAGCCCCGTTCGCCAGCCTGATGCCGTTGGGAATAGACTGCGACGTGCCGTTTCCGGTGTAGAGCCACGTCGAGAACACGTCCTCGATGAACGCGCCAGCGGCGGGGGCTGCCGCGCTTTGCGCAAACTGCCCATACCCCCGGGAAGAAAGAGCGCCTCTGGTCTCAATGATCGGCATCAGGCGAACCTTGTTTGCGAAGCAAATACGGAGAAGGTGGCGCTGGCGGTTTTGACGACGGTGTAGACGTAGATGTCCACGCTGCTGGCGTTTCCAGAAGCCGGGGCCGTGCCACCCTGCCAACGGGTGGTGACGCCGGACGTCGTTCCGTCGATCTGCAGGGACGTGTTGTAGTACGCCGTTCCGTCGTTGGTCACGAGGAACGCCACAGTGACCGACTGCCCGATGGCGAGAGCCGTGTTCAGAGTTGTCCCGCTTGAGGCCCGCAGGTTGACGACGAAGTTCGCACTCGCGTTGGTCGTGTAAAACAGGACCGACTGGGTGGTCACGTCGTAGTTGATCGTACCGGAAGCCGCAGTGGCCGACACCGTGACGACCTCGGCGGCGTCGTTGAAGATCGCGGCAAGAGCTGAAGACGTACCAGAAAACGTCGGGGTTCCGCTAAACGTCGGGGATCCAGCAATGGTGCCAGTGAACGTGCCGCCGCTGATGGTCTTTTGGGTTAGGGTCTGCACGTCGTCGACGCCGACGAGCGAGGTCGTCGGGGCGGTGAGCGAAGTTCCCCACGAGGACCCCGTCGAGACAGGGACACCCGACGCCGGATAGGTCATCGGCGACGAGTTGGCGACCGTAATGGAGCCAGAGCCGTTCGTAACACTGATGCCGGTTCCAGCCGTCAGCGTGGTCTTCACCAGCGTGTTGCCGGTGGTGTTACCAATCAGGAGCTGGCCGTTCGTG